ATCTCCCGCAAAGTATAACTGAAAGGCACTACAATAACTATGTAGTATAGGTAGAACAACGTGATTATATAGAAGTCTTTCGTTTACTTCTATGTTAGCATTATTACCGCTTTTTAATAAGACATAAGGTACACCTAACGCCTTACACATATCTTGCTGTAATCTATCAACTGAAGCTTCGAAATCTAGTTCTCTGAAGTTGATGTTACTAAACTTTTCAATTTTTAAACCACCGTCTAGGATGGCTGGACTTCTAGCTCCCTGAAATACGTTAGAATAAGTATTTCTCCAGGCTTCTAGTAGTCTTTCTTTTACCTTCTGACTTAGTACAGAATCTGTCTGTAAAACCATGCCAGGTATTGCATTATTTTTGAAGAACTGTCTTTGGAAGTCTGTTAAAGCATAATACAGCTCTATCAGTCTTCTAAGAGGCTTTAACCTAGAGGAACCTCTAAAGATTGAATCTTCATTATCTGATTTTACATGGATAATCTCATCCGGGTCAAAGTTTATATTATTAACTTTTGGCTTATCAAAACCGTAAAGAACCGAACCACTTCTGAGTTGATATTGATAATTTTTAACGAAAGTCTTTTCATCGGGCTGAATAGCTACTTCGTTAGCAGGTAATGCATATAGAGATGTTCCATCATAGTAAAAAAAGGCATTACCATCTAGCATAAAATCTAGGAAAGATCTGCGAAATATTCTATTTCTATCTTCAAAAGGATTAGGAGTTATATTTAAAAGTTTATTTAGTTTTTTAGGAGCTGCACCACCATCTATGGTCAAGGGCACATTTGCACAAGCGTTGATAATAATGTCTACAGCGCGACGTATTACTTCTACGTCACGATAAGCTCTTTCAAAATCAACTATTGTTTCAGGTACTTGATAACCAGCGTCTCTAGCGATAGAGGGCTGAACTGGATTTAGCTTTTCAGCCACCCATGCTCTAGTACGTCCTAAAAATGTATCACTCAAGGTTATACCTCATACAATATGATAACAGTGTATAATATTGTTGTCTAAACTTTTTTATTTACTTTGTCTTATCCGTAGATACTTACTTTATTTTTAGCGTGTGTATAGATAGCGTATCTAAGTGCATCACAACAATGAGAAGCCCAATCATGTAGAGGTTTTTCTTTCTCACCTCTATCATTCCATCTATATGCACACATAGACTGATAGGTTTTAGGAACCGTAGAGCTAAAAACTAATCTATTATGTTCAAGTAAAACTTGTAAATGCGTTATACCTTCATTTTGATACTTATTAGCGTTTTCGCAGTAAATATCATATTCATATGCAAGGTCTGCTTTCATTTGCTGAGCCGCACTATCTATGTAGATAGAATTAACTCCCCAATGATCTATAAGTTCTCTAAAATGTTCTGCATGAGTAGAGGTAGTAGCTTCTTTACTAATATACTCATCTACTACATAGAAATTCTCACCATCTGTAGCCACTACTAAGAATACGGTTTCGTCTCTATATCCAAGATCTAATCCACCTATAAAATCAAATCGACTATCTTTAGGTTGTATATCAGACAGGTCTAATAAATGTCTAGTCTCATCCACTGCATATATCTGACCTTCGAAAGTAGACCACTCACATTCATACTCTTGTTTAAAGAGCTGTTCAGACATAATACTACGAGCTTCTTCGATATCCGTTATTGAAAGACGTGGATTAGCTCTCCAAGTATATAGAGAGCTACCCCACTCAGAATAGCGCTCGTCAGGACCACGATTAAAATACTCATAGATGTAATTGTTTTTTCCGCGAGGAGTAGTAATAAAGAGAGCCCTAGAATCATTAAAGGTAGAAAGAGCAGGGCGTAAGTCTCTGGTAAAATACTCATCATCATCTATGACTGCTGCCTCGTCTACAATTAAAAAATTAGCTGCTCTACCAACAAGAGAGTCTCTATTGTTAGCAGAAAGCAGCCTAAACGTAGAACCATTAATAAGTTTTATTACTTTATCTTTTTGATTGAAACGATCACACTCTATCTTAAGTTCTTGTATTAAATCTGTTACATAATCCCAAATAATAGAACTTAGGGTAAAGTTAGGAGCCACTACGATAACTTGTTGATTAGGCTCAAGTAGTTTAGCTAATGCAAGGATAGATGCGCCAAAGCTCTTACCTGTACGACGCGCAGCAATATGCACCCAAAATCGGTGTTCTTCAAGGCCTTTAAAAAGACCCCATTGAGAATCGTTAAATATTACTTTTTCATCTCTAGCATACCTAGAGGGTATTTTTTCAAGTAACTTCTGAATATTAAGTTTAAAAAACGGCATTAAATAAGTCTAAATGTTTTGAGTATAAAAATGAAGAACGTAAACGCTCCTGCTCCTGCTCCTAATAACCAAACTGTAGTAGAGATAGATGTTCTACCTTGCACGGCTATAGTAGACAATGTTTCTAGTTTAGCGGCAAGAGCGGCTATCTGACTATTACTAAATTCTAATTTTTCTAAAATCTGTTCATATCTTAAAGTGCATAGAGCCTCGTGAGTCTCTAATCTAGCCTTATTATTATAGGCAATTTCTTTAATCTTATCTACATCATCACTCATTGTAAATGCCTCATAAGTTCTTTGACAAGATGGCTTCTAACAACATCATCTTGATAAAAACGCACTATTGATACGCTGGCACAATTAGACAATCGTCTAACTGCCCACTCTAATCCATTATCATGTCTAAGATCACTTTGATCGAGATCTCCCGTAATAGCTACTTTTACACCTTCACCAAACCTAGTTAAAAACATCATCATCTGATCTCGGGTGCTATTTTGAGCCTCGTCTAGGATGACAAAGCTCTTATTAAAAGTTCTACCACGCATGAATGCTAATGGAGCTAGTTCTATCTCGCCAGACTGTATCATCGAATCTAGCTTCTTAACGCCAAACCTCTGTTCAAGGCAATCGAACAGAGGTCGCATATAAGGATCTAATTTTTCTTCAAGAGTTCCAGGTAGAAAGCCAAAACTCTCATTGGTAACTGCAGGTCTTACTAGGATAATCTTATCTACTAGGCCTCGCTCGTATTCCCAAGCTGCTTGATAGGCTGCTATATATGTTTTACCGCTTCCGGCGCTGCCTAATCCGATGGTAATCGGATAGTCTTGTAAGCTGCTGTAGTATCTTCTTTGATTTTCTGTTTTAGGTATAAGACTTTTTTGATACCTAGGTTGTTCTTCAGGTTGTTGCTTGTACTTTTTAGACATTAAAGATATAATAACTTTCTTATTTATAACTGTAAAATGTTAATTATTTAATTAAGAAGATTTAAACCTTAGGTAAGATCTTTCTATGGAATCCCATTGCAGATTTAATATTTTTTTAATTTCTTCTTTTATCTCTTCTGCATTATCAGGAAGATCACTAAAAGTATGATCTGTATCTTTTATAAAGCCTAAGTCTTCGTATATTAAATCTAAATTATAAGTAAAAGGTAAGTTATTAAGTAAAAAATCATTTCTTAATATACCACTAGATACATAAACTAAATGTTTTAAATCTATAGGTATGTAGTACACTTGTTTAGTTTCAGTTTTTAATTTAGCATATTTTTCTCTTTTATCAGCTACATATAGACTCAATATCTGTTCTACTTTATTTCGTCTATTTAGCTTTATTTTAAAATAAGAACTTTTAGCCATCTGCTCATAACAATTAAATTCTGTAATCTGACCGGCCATAAATTTTAAAACAAAATCTTTTCTTTTACTCAAAATAAAATTAATAAAATCTTTTTTATGTTGAGGGAAAGATAAGACGTTATGATTATCAAAAGGTTCTATAAAACATTTAAGACCGTATTTATTAGCTAGATGAAACGCTAATGCGGTTGATCCAGATCTACAATTTGATATGATAATTATAGGAGCAGAATTAACACAGATATCAATCATGAAAAGTATTTTATGTAATATCTTTTACTAGGTAAGCCTTTACATAAATTATGTAAAAAATCTCTTTTATCTACGTATTTAAATAAATTCTGATATAAGAAATCTACAAACTTATCATAATTTATAGAAGCTAAAGAATTTTTACTATC